GCTGGCGACGATCTCCTGCTGGTTGTTGGTCGCCCAGTTGTAGAACTGCGCAGCCAGGCTCAGCGCAGCGAGCTTCAGGTCCTGGGGGATCTTGTCGGCCGCGACGCCGTGGGTGTAGACGATTTCGAGGTAGTTGGCGATCGAGCGGCTCACGTAAGCACCGCCTGTGAACTCGATGCGGCCGTTCTCGGTCACGTAGTAATCGGATGCGTTGACAGTGTTCTGCGTCTCGTTGGGGTAGCCAGTCTTGATCGAGGTGATCGTCTTCACGTCCATGTGGCTGAGCCAGACAGACCGGCCGGAGTGCGCTCGCTCTGTGACTTCTTCTTCCTCGCCCCACGAGCGGCCGGTGGCCTGCTCGATGTAGGTATTCACGGCATCACATACCTGAGTGGCAATTCCGCCCTTGAGGGCTGTGCCGCCTTTGAAGGTCTTTAGATCGTCCGGCGTTATGACTTTACTCATGTACTGTCATAAGCATAAAACAAAGGACCTGCTATTGCTAGCAGGTCCTTTGCGGTAAGGGGCTGAGAACTATTTATCGCCCTCGGCACTACCAGCGTCAGCGGCTTCGCCTTCGGCAGCTTTGTCAGCTGCGATGCGAGCCTTATCTTCAGCGGTCAGCTCGTACTTCTTGTGCGCCTTTCCGCTGGAGCCTTCCTGTGCCTCGTAGTGAGTGTCGATGTAGTCGAAGATCGAGTACTTCTTCTTCTTGTCGATTTTCTCGTCGCTCAGCTCCACGATATCTCCCTTGCAGAACGCCCGGTTCAACTCGTTGACCGTGACGTCGTTGGTGAAGATGTATAGTCCCTTGCTCATGTCCTAACTCCGTTCTATCTGGTTACTTTACTTAATGTTCATCTTTGACCAGCTGAGGTCCATGAATGGACGGCCAGCAACACGCTCGATGACGCGCAGGCTCATTTTGTCCTTGCTGAAGTCGTCAGCGTCAGTGCCCCACTCAACGCGGTAGCCACCACGATTACCGATGATGTAGTTCTTCGGTACGCAGTACCAAAGCTCGGTTTCATTGGTGCCGGCGCCGAGGTTGGTTGGGATTTCGTCCGCCACAACCATTGGACGACCGAAGAGCGTGCCCGGAGTCTGGCCGGTGAGGTCAGGCAAGTAGATCGGGCGGTTATTGCTGTCCTTGATGTTCCAGACAAGCTGCAAGCCCTTGCTCGACGTGATGAACGTGCCGAGCATGCGATAGGCGGTCGGCAGGCCGTTGACAAAGAGGTTGGTCAGGTCGGTGAACGCAAGTGCGCCAGCTGCACCAGCCTGTGACAAGCTGTTGTTAGGAGTGATGTCGCTTGAGCGGAAGCCGAAAGGCTTGCCTGAGCCGTCACCACCAACGAAGGCAACGCTCTCAGCGATGGCAAGAGCCAGGCCGAAGCGGTCCTCGACGAAGGAGCCGATGTCAGGATACGTTGCGACGTCCATCAACGCTTCGCTGGTGAACTTATCTAGGCCAGCGAGCTTGTATGGGATCAGCTGCTTCTTGTTGAAGGTCGAGCCAGACTCAGTGATCGCAGCGCCTTCAGCCGTCCATGCGGTGGTAGGAAGCGCAGTCTCAAACGGCATGTCGAGTGCAGGCGGTATGTCAGACATAACCGTCGCAATAGTTCGCATCGGTGCGTAGTACTGCTGGCGCTTCATGATGCTCTGCGCGAGCGAGACAGGAACAAGCGCACCACCCTGGCTTGATGTGCCGACGGTCTGTGCTTTTTGCTTGAGTTCTTTCTCGTTGCGCCATTCGATGCCCTTGGCTTCGTACTGTTTGACAACGCGCTCGTTCACCTTGCGGACTTCAGCTACGTCGATGCTGGCAAGTGCCTTCCAGAAGTCAGCGTGAAGCTTTTTCTCTTCGTCGATTTCGCGGGTCTGAATGTCGGTTGCGGTGAGCTGATCTTTCGCTGCCTTCTCTTTAGCGCGGGTTTCAGCTTCTGCAGCTTTCTGTGCTACATATTCTTTTACGGTCATATCACCCCCCTTCGAGTGAAATGTTGCGTTGATATAGAGTGCGGGCTATTCGTCGCCGGCAGCGTCCTCGTCGGGCTCTGCAAAGGCAGCGTCGATTGCCGCTTGAGCTTCTGGAGTCAGTTCGGCGTTTTCGTCGAACTCATCACCACCCGCACCGTCCTGGTCGTCATCGCCGGACTTAGCTGGGGGCTGCTCGCCTTCGCCTTCCTTACCTTCATCACTCTTCGGTGGCTGTTCGTCAGCCTTGGTCTTCAGTTCCGCTACGGTCGTGGTCAGATCGCTGACAGTGCCCTTGACCTCGTCAACCGTGGCACTGAGCTTTGTAATGAGGTCAATCGCTGCGGCGAGCTGTGTCTTTACTTCTTCCATGTCTTTCGCGTCTCCTTCGCTGTTGTTGTCTTGCTTCATCTGCACATCGAGCGCGTCAAGCTCTTTGCGCATCGAGTCCATGAGCCAGGTGGCGTCCTTTTTGGTCATGCCACCGGCCTTGTAGTCCAGGGCAATAGCGCCAGGGTTCGCTGGGATCGGCACGACGCTGATCTCAAGCAGGTCGTTGTCCCTAAGCACAGGCGTGTCGTTCTCGATCTCGAACGTGTGATTGCGGAAGCCGACCGAGACGGTGCGCAGGGTGCGCTTCACGATCTGGCGGAAGATAAGGTCGGCTCGCGGGTTGATCTCTGTGTCGAACGTCAGCGTGGCGTATGTCTTGCTGCCGTCTTTGTCGACTTCGAGGTCGGACGCGGTGCCGAGCACGTTCTCCGGCTCATCAGGGTCGTGACCCCACAGCACGATCGGGTTCTTCAGGTATTCCTTGAAGTTCCAGCTCTTCTGGTGAACTGACTCGCCATACCGATCTACTTCATCCGTGCTAATAACAAACCTGACCGACTTATTGACTTCGTCGATCGACTTGAGCGCAAGGTTGAATAGTTTTGTGACCTTCTTCATGGCTTCTGCCATTAGAATAAATCACGACAAGCATTAAAACAATAGTGTCAGATTAAATGCGGACCGGCAGCAATACACAGCGACATGAGACGTGCAGCGGGCAGCCCGGAATGTCCTCATAGCTGAACTTCAGCTTGTAGGCCGGCTTGTCGCCGCGGTCGACGGTGAGCGTCTCGCCCTTGTCGAAAAAGTTCTCTTCAAGCGGGATGCGCTTGCCGTGCATGTCCATGCAGCCAGGGCAGACGCGCTCGTCGCCGGCCGTGAACCACTCCTTCGCTGCCACAACGCCGCTCTGCAGCCACGCCTGGATGTCAGCGAAGCTCTGTGCGGCCGTGACGTTGTAGGACGCGATGCGATCGGCACGGGCCATCGAGGCGTAGCCCATGATGTCCTCGACCATCGCTCGCAGCTCGCTCACGGAGAGCCCTGCCTGCACGCCCTGGCTGAGTGCAGCGCGCAGCTGCTTGGCCGTCTCGGCGTTCACGTCCTCAGCGATGACGAGCGAGCGGTTCTGGAAGTACTCACGGATGGCTGGCGTAAATGGGTCGTAGGCGCTCGGGTCGAGCCCGGCGTCCTGCATAGCGTCCATGCCGGTCGCGTAGAGGATGCTGACGATCGTCGGCTGCACCGCCTGGCGCATGTCGTCGGTCGAGCGCTCCCAGTCGATGAGGTCGTCTAGGTAGTCCTTGCGGGTGTAGCTCTTCGTAATCTTGCTCGGGTCGAGGTTGGCAAGGATCTCGATGCGCTGCTGCTCGAACTGCCGGCGCATGACGTTGGCAATCGAGGCCTCATAGCTGATCGCTTGAGCCGTGCGGCGCACTACCTTCTCCTCGCCCAGCTGTTCCACCTGCTCAGGCGTCAGCTGTTTTTTTTTACCCCTTCGAGGGCCTTGCCTTTAGGCGGCGGTGTATCTGCGTTCGGATCGGCGCCAGGTGCGACGGGTGGTGGTGTCGCTGGTGGTGTAGGCGGATTGATAATGGCGTCGATCGGCTTGAGGGTGCCAGGAATGAACAGGCTCTTGCCCTGTCCGTCCGGCAGCGGCTTGCGGCCGTACAGCTCGCGCACTTCGTCGATCGTCGCCCATGAGCTGACTGACGTCTTTGCCTCGTTGAGCTTGGCGACGGCGTCCTCTGGTACAGGGTCGATGAACCACAGGCGGTAGCTCGGGTCCCACTTCTTCACGAGGGACGCATTGACTTGCTTGCAGAAGCGGCGAACACGAGGTCGCACATTGATGACAGCATGAATCGTGAAGGCGGTGTCGGCGTTGGCCTTGTTGACGTTCTCGACCAGGCCGATGACGGCCGGGCTGACCTTCAGCATGGCGAGCAGCTCGTCGCGGCTGAACTTGCGAGAGCCGAGGAAGTCGAGGTCACGTTGGCTGAGCTGGAACTGCTTAACGTCGCCTCCCTCTATGAGCAGTGGCTTGTGGGCGTTCGCGGTGCCGGTGTGCTGGTCGGTGAACTGTTCCTTCCAGCGCTGGTATGCCTCGTCGGTCAACGGCTCATTCGAGCTGAACACCAGGCTCGGCTGTGCGCCGCGCTTGAAGAAGCCGCGGTTCCAGTCCTTCATCTGGATGTCGGTGTCGATCGTGGCGGCGGCTGCCGTGACGAACGAGCGGCCGTTGTACGGGTTCACAGGGTCGGGATTGATACTGCGGATGACTGACTCGATCTTGAACTCGCTCTGGCCGTAGCGAACGACGCTGGCGCTGAACGCCCCGTCTCCCAGTCTGAAGTCGACGTCGTGCGCCGGCAGGACTTCGAGAGCGGCTGGCAGCTTGCCAGGTGCCGGAACGAACGGCTGACCGTCCATCCCCCGCATGAGGATGTAGCTCTCGCCGTTGAAGTTCATGTACGAGTAGTGCAGCTCCAGAAGCTCTTCATCAAGGTGCGCAGCGTTCGGCTCCTGGATCAGGTCGAGTACGGCTTGCGACTTGCTGTCGGTGACGTTCTCCCACTTGCCTTTGGCGTTGCGCTTCTGCATGACTAGCTCGACGGCGGCACAAGGCTCCGTGATTGCGTTATTCGCCGTATACACCCAGCCGACATTGGCGGTGATCTGCTCGCGCTTGTTCTCATAAGTCTTCAGGTCGAGCACCTCCCCGATGGTGGCCGCATCGACGAGCATCGGTATATAGCTCTTAGCTTGTGAGCCGATGAGCGCTTTCGCAATTCTTACTCGTAGTGGAGCTTTAGACATTCATTTAGTGCCGTTTATGGTTTTATCGTAACACGAAACGTGATTAGTAGCAGGTGATAATTACGATGCCGTCGCCTCCGGCACCCCGTCGCCCGACTGTAGAGCCGGTGAAGCCACCTCCCATGCCACCGCCTCCACATCCGAAGGCGCCCCCGCCGCCACTTGCTTGCACCGTGCCAGCTCCAGTTGGTGTGCCATACTCCGCACCACCGCCGGTACCGCCGTAGAAGAAGAAGCCAACTCCTGGGACTGCATAACCTGCGTTCCCGTCGCTTGGTGGTGTAGTTGAAGATGTGCTACCAAGACCACCGGCATTGCCCAGAAGCGGAGTGGGGGCTGTTGATGCTGTTATGGCGCCACCCGCGCCTCCAGCTGAGCCGGCAGTGCCGAAACCAGCGCCGCCGGTACCGCCAGTCACCCGAAGGCCTGTTGTTGGTATGGCTAGGGCCGCTCCGGCTCCTGACGTACCTCCAATGATACCGGCCTGCCCTGCCCACAACTGGGCAAAGCCTAAACCGAGTGGCATCGTTGAAGCGCTCGCTATAGTTGCAGCGGAGCCAGCGGAGCCAGCTGTAGCGCCCGACGCATTACCGCCCCCGCCGCCACCGTTTGCGCGGGCAAGTGAATGCTCTGTTGCTACCGTGGGCTGTACGTTTACATACGATGACGCTCCGGCTCCTGACGTACCTCCCTGCCCAACGCTTATATACAAAACATCTGGCAGTAGGGCCAATGGGATGGTGACAATTGTTTGTGCTCCTGAACCCCCACCGCCTCCACCTGCTGCGGCCGAGTTTCCACCAAGAGCGCCCGTTCCGCCCGCGCCACCCGCCCCAAGAACAAAGATGGTCGCCATCGACTTTCCGAGTGGTTTGATCCACGTTTGCCAAGCAGGCCCACTGTTTTGAGCGTTGGCATAAAATGTCTGAATATCGCTTAGAGGCGATCCTGGCAGAGCGAAGGGGTCCACCTAGAAATCTCCACCAAGGATAGGCGTTACAACCCACCCCGCTGCGACGGTTGTTCCAAGCCCCACGTAAACTCTAAATCCTGGCGGCAAATCTATATAGCCTCCAGGAAAGGTGAAGTTGCCTACCGTCTCAGGTGCCGTATTACTCGCAGTTGAGTTTGGCAGCGTAGTCTTCCCCACAAGAGAGTTGTTCGCTGCCGTAGTGTTAGTAGAGCCGTTGTTGACGTAGACGCGGGCGACCGACTGCGTGTTTGTGCCGATCGCCTCAAAGTGCAAGCCGACAAGCCTTGAGCCGTTGGTTGCATCGGCCGTAAAGACCAGGGCATTATTGGCACTTACGCCGGTATAGTCTGCTGCTGCCGTAGTGAGCGTCGGCGCCATACCGGTAGTCCCGTCTTTGGTGACGTCCCCCTGGATGGTGTATCGCGGTTGTGTATTCTTTGCCATTTCTTGTGTCTCCGATTACAGAATTACTATTCCTCCGCTCATAGCCAAGGCGGTGCCGAAGTTGTTCTGGAACTCGACTGTGTAGACGGTTCCGCTGCCTGACACAACGACGTCGCCCTTGTCGCCGTCCGATACGCCCCCGCCTCCGCCAGCTGCAGTCAGGTCAGTCTCGGTGCCTGTGCTGTCCTTGATGTAGAGCTTGTGATCCGACTTGGCGTACAGCTCGACGTAGCCGGCGCTCGGTGTGCTAGGCGCCGCGATCTCGGCAAACTGTTCGCTGGTCGCGTTGACCGACTTGGATAGCCGCTGCGTCATGGTGGGCTACCCGATCACGACTGCTTTGATTGCGTTGCTAGCCGGTGCAGTAGCGAATGCGAGGACGACCGAGTTCGGGCCGGTGGTGTCAATGTCGCAGTCGACCACAGCGTCGTCGGACGCCTGACGTACCTGCACAATGACATCAGCGGTGTTTAGGTTGTGCGTAAGCGTGAGCGAGGTAGACGTGCCATCACCGACGGTGAATGTCTTCTTGACCGGAAAGTTGACGATGGCTGCTGGCGTGACGGCCTTCGTACTGACGCTCTTGGCTTCAGCTTCAGCCTGAGTGGCGAGTTGGACCTTGCCGGCGACGGATGTCGTAGCGGCAGGGACCGAGCCGGTGCCCTGCAGGGCAAACACGAGGTTTGTCGAGCCGAGCGTGATCGTGCCGTCGTTGGTCAGCGTCCAAGTGCTGTCAGCGTTGGCGGTACCTTCCTGGACGACGACCGTGGCCTGGCGGATCTCAGCTGCCGTGTCGGCATCCGCGGCGCGAGTCGGTGCGCCGGACGCGTTCACCGTGTAGATGCCGTTCTCCGATGCGGTTGCCTGGTCCTTGATGAGGATGCGATCGCCAGTTGCCAAGGTGACGCCGTCGATAACTGAGGCGTTGGCGAAGCTCGATGCGAGCGTTCCGGCGGTGGTGGTGGCGGCACGTACGGCCTGCTTCCACGAGACACCGTTGACGAGGTTGTCGACGTAGCTCTTGGTGGCTGCGTCCTGTGCGCCCGATGGGTCGGTGACGTTCGTGACGCGCTGGCTGTTCATGCTGACGGCAGCTGTGGCGGTGCCGCTGAGGTCGCTCATGGTGGCCGTCGCGAAGCCGCCGGAGCCGTTGCCCTTCAGCGGGCTAGAGCCGGACGTAGCAGGGGCGTAGTCGGTGCCAGAGACGGCTGCGGCCACGACGCCAGAGGACGCCTTCAGGAGGCCGGTGAGGGTCGATTTCTTGATGCTCTTGCCGGTGGTGCTGTTGAATACGACGAGCTGACCGTCAGACGAGCTGGTTTCGATGCTGCTTACGTCGCCCGAGCCGGCGCCTGTGCCGTATTCATCCCACGACGTGCCGTTATACGTGCGCAGCTTCTTTGTTGAGCTGTTGAAGTACATCTGCCCGTTGACGGGCGAACCAGGATCTGAGGCCAATACCTGAATGACCGCATTCTGGATTTCGTTCTTCGACATGTCGAGCGCTACAAGGTGTTTCCTGGCCATTCATTTGTCCTCGCTTAATTACATAAGACCGTCCCGGTAAAGGCTGCCGAAAAGGTAACTACAAGACTATTATTGCTCAAATGGTCGACATCGCCAATACATTCGTCGCCTGCAGAGTCAATGACAGTCACGGACGGCTTGCGCCCCAGGTTGTGATTGACGGTGACTGAGGACTGACTGGTGAATGCCTGCTCAAAGCCGATCGCGCCGCCAGCTGCGCCCTGTGGGCCGACAGTGGCGACCTGGACGATCGTGTCTTCGCTTGGCGTCTCAATGACCTCGACCGTGGTGCCCTGGACGACGGTCATCTCGGTTTGAGAAGCGAGGATGACTTCAGCCATGGCCTACGCGTACCCTTCGATAATGTCGACCTCGCCAATGAGGAACGGGATCGTCTCGTTGCTCGGCTGTGTCAGCTCAAGCTCGTAGCGTGCGGCCTGCTGCGCAAGCGTCTGCGTCTTTGCTGACTTGATGGTGAGCTGGATCGTGCCGGCAGCACCGCCGAGGGTGATGCCATTGCCCTGCCCGTCGCCTGCGCTCGTCAAGTTGAGCAGCTCGGCGCTATTAGCGTCGCCTACCAGGCGGAAGCGTGCGGAATAGCCGGTCAGGTTAATGGGCGAGCCGTTTGAGTCCTTCCATGTGAAGACCTCGTCAATGAGCTTGCCTATGTAGATCCTGAAGTTGTATGTTCCCGGTGTTCGCGCCACTATTTGGGTGCCTGTTTATCTCCGCTTATAGTAGCACAATGCTCAATTATCCACATGTGGAATGAGGTGTGCATAAGTCGGCTTGGTTAGGCGGTGCGGACGCGGAAGCCTGACGATGGGTTAGCGACTCGCTCGTAGATGGCGGCGAGCACGTCCGGCGCGTCGTCGTGCTTGTTCTTGCCCTTCTTCTGGTACTTGAACAGCTGCCGGTAGAACTCGGGCCAGCGGCGCTTCCAGTTCGGCGGCATGAAGATGTGAGCGTTGCACCAGGCGCTCGACGCCAGGATGCGAGCCTCCTTGTTGCTGGTCTGCGGCTCGTCGCGCAGCACGATCCGGCCGGCACCACGTTCCTTCAGTAGGCGCTCGACGTTCCGCTTGTAGCCGGTGCCGCCGTTGTTGCTCTCGAAGATGGCCTCATGCACGCCATCGACGTCCAGCATCTCGGCCACCTTGGGCTCGGTGATCTCCATGTTCTCGTCGGTGCAGATGACGTCCGTGAGGTACACGTCGCCGTCGTGGACGACGTAGTCAACGCTGCAGAGGAAGTCAGTGCCCTTGTCGGCCGTGTCGGTGTAGTTCCACTTCTTCAGGTCCTTACCGGGCAGCGAGTCGTAGACAGGGAAGTCGCCGTACAGACGGCCGGCCACGTCGATCGGCTTCTGGTTGTAGTTCGCCTCGATGATGTCTTCGTTCATCTCCTGGGTCTTCAGATCGAAGCCGTGGCGGTCGAGGATGGTGCTGCACAGCATTGAGCCATCAGGCTGCACTGCTCGATAGGTGATGAGCTCTACGTCGTCGTAGGAGGCGAGCACCCGGCCGGCGAGGTCGCCTTCAGCCCAGCGAGTCATGATGATGATGACCTTCCAGTCGTCGCCTTCCAGACGCTGCATCATCGTGTTGGTGAACCAGTCCCAGTTCTTATCGAGCACCAGCTCGTTGTAGGCCTCTTCGACGTTCTTGATGATGTCGTCAACCAGCACCAGGTTGGCGCCGAAGCCAGTGGCCGTACCGCCCGGCGAGGTGGCGAGGTAACTGTCCTGACCGCTTCCATCCAGTGCCCACAGCGAGGCGCTTGCCTGCCCGTACTTGACGCGAGTGGCGGGGAACAGGTCGCCGTAGATCGTCTGCCCACCCTGGACCGGGCGCTCGTCGATCGTGTTGCGCACCTTCCGGGCGAAGGTCGTGGACAGCGTCTCGTTATAGCTGCCGCTCATGACCTTGAGCGTCGGCTTCTGCCCGAAGAGCCACTCGACGAAGTTGGTAGCGGTGAAGCTCTTGTAATGACGAGGCGGCAGGTTTACGACCATGAAGCGCTTGGTGTTCTGCTCCATGAACGCCTGCAGCCGGTCACACAGGTCACGCAGGAACAACCGGTCCGAGGCGTAGTGCTTCGGGTAGCGGAACTGGCAGTAGTCATAAAAGTTCCGCCGGGCCAGCTCCTTCCGCGCTTCGAGGCGGATGAGGTCAAGCGGGGGCATCACTCACTTCCGCGAGCTTGCGCAACTGCTCGACCGTCAGGCTTGCCATCGGGTTCGTGAGTCCCTTGCCGAGACTCGTGTGGTCGATCTCTTGCTTGTCGGTCCAGCCGTGCTGCGGCTGCTTCAGGCGGAAGATGGCAAAGGTCGGATTGATCTTGCCCTGCGTCGCGTACTCCGTGATGTATGCCTCTTGCTTCGCAATGGCCTTCTTTACTAGTTTTCTAAACTCTGGCCACTTGCTGAGATCCGGCGGCAGAATGTTGTACTTCAGCGCGACCGGGTGCGTGGTGCAGAACTTCACGATCGTCGGGTCGGCCTGTTCGTTAATGTAGTTGTGCAGGGCCTGAATGAGTTCTGGTCGATCGCTCTTAGCGAGCTTCGATGGTCGGCCACCTGCATGCTTCTGGTGTGATGATGATGTACTACTCATTACTCTCTTAGTTATACCTTATGTGTGTCCCCTGCTGAAGTTCTCGGTGTCTCCAGAAAAAAGTCTGACCCCTGTTAAGTTCGAGGGGTCCCCTGCCCTTCACCCCTGTTAACGTAGACAATCCTACAACGGGCTATTTTGCGGCAGGGAACAGTAACTTCAGCGGTGGGGAAGTGGTTGACCAACACGATTCAGCTGAGTCCTAATCTTGTTCAATTTGGTCCTGTATCGCTTCGCATAGATCTTTTTGCAATCCCGGCAATACCGGTGACCGCTTGAGCTATTGAGTCCTGTGTTCGCTTCTGTGTAGCGATGTCCGCGCTTGCAATGAGTATTGCGGGCGAGCTCCCTGTGGAGGTTCTCGCCATGTGTCACGAGTTCAAGGTGGTTGAAGTTTATGCAGTTCTTGGTTTGGCAGATATGGTCTAGTTCCAGGTCGTTGCCGGTAGAGTCCTTAGCGGCGGGAACTCCATACACGCAACAGTAGATGACTCGATGCAAGTGATGGCTAGCGCGCCTTCCGCCGCCTCGGAGATTGGTGACGGCATATCCACGATCCAACCGTCCTTGATAGAGCCAGCAGCCACTTTCATTTATCACTACCGCACGCAACCACGCGTCGATCTGAGAGAGATTGATTTCGTTTGGGACGATCATGCTTCCATTGTCGCATCTTGGGAACAAATGTCAATGTTCAGTATAGAACTCAACAAGCTCATTAATGTGTTTCTGTATCATCCATACCGAGCAGCTATGTGCAAAGACGACATTTATACCCTCCTTGGCGCCGATGACCGCCACAGTCAGTTTGTCCAGGCTCCGGTCGTAGCGTGGTGCAATAACTGCGTCGCTCATCGCAAGTAGTCCTCGATCAGCTTTACGGCCTCGTCGAAGCCGCACGCGAAGTCGGCGGCGTAGCCTTGCATTCGTAGTGCTGCCAGCGTCTCGTACTGTTCTCGAACATGATCCGTCTGCGCAATGCCGCCATTCTTCAGGCGATGCTTCTCGGTCTTCAACTCAATGAACAAACCTGAGTAGATCGCGGGTCTGTAGCCAGCAGCAGCGATGAACAAGTCTGGCCATGCCCGCTTGTTCAGCCGCTTCTGCTTAATGGCCTGACCCTTCGTCAGCTTGGTCCCGCTGCCGTAGTCGAAGTGGTACGGCACGTCCGGGTGCTTGAGCTGCATGTAGCGGGCGAGCTGAAAACACAGCTCTTCTTCACTGCCTGCCTTTGTCATTCATTGGTTACTCCGTTTACTAGTTTGGTGAGCACAGGGTCAGGGCTCGTACACGGGACGGCAATCGTGAAACCGTCATTTCCGTTAGGCTCACCCGCGCTCGGTGGGCATCCATGCGTATGAAGAATGTGACCTGGCGGGAATTGTGAGGTGGCGCCCATACGAGCACCGACTCTGTGTTCTAGGTTGCCCGCCGGGAGGGTTCGTCTCGGCGGGCGGTTTGGCAGAGCGCGTCACAGGCAACAGTTGGCGGGCGTGCGTTCCCGCAACTTGAACTCTCTTTGGTGTACTTGTAAATGAAAATTCGTTTTGTGTTGCACAAACCTGATTATTGTCTGCCATTTGCTGACGACTTACTGACGCTAGCTGCCTGCAGGTGGTGTAACCGGCAAAGCAGCGGGTATAGAAGCATCGGTTGCGTTGCGCATGTAATGTGCTAACAGGGGCATCCCCGTTCGTATACATTTTCCCGCTAAAGCATTAAATAGTCAACACTATTGCCGACTTATGCACAGCTTTAGAATGACTCGGCTGCCGGGTCCCACTGATCGGTCGGTGTGCCGTTCGGGTAAAGGTCGATGACGTTTGATCGGCCGGCACGCAGGATCTTGTCGGTGGCCATGAAGACGGGCCGGATGTCAGCCTCGGCTGGCGTCTGTCGCTGCAGCCAGCCCTGGATGTAGCCGCGGCTTGAGCTGGCCTGCTCGGGCGTCATCAGCTCCAGCTCGTTCATGGCGAGGTAGGCCACGGACTCAGCCTGGAACTCCTTGATGCCTCGATGGCTGCGGTACTCCGCGGCTGCAGAGCCGGCCGTGTGGCCGAGCACGATGTGTCCCAGCTCGTGGAAGGTCGTCTTCACGGGATGCACTGCCACCGGGTTGATGGCGAACTCGCGGTCGACGCTGTAGCCCTGGATGTTGCCATCGAGTTCCCGGAAGGGCACCTGCTTGACGTCGAGCTGGTCGAGCGCCTGCTGCAGATCCCAGCCAGGGACCTCGGCCGGCGGCAGGTCCTGGCCGACCGTCTCGCTCAGGCCGAAGATGCAGCGCACTGCCTTGAAGCTGAGCCGGCGAGACTGGACTTCGCCCTCTGCCCCTTCTCTCCGACTTTGCGTATGTGTATTTCGGCGCGATCGCGCTTGAGGCATCCGCAGGACTTTGTGTTGCCGGACTTCACCGCCTGCACCGGCACCGTTGTGGTATTGCCACAGAGGCATTTGAATATGGCGGTGGGAGCACCAAAATGTGTTCGCTTCCCAGTGAGCTTTATAAACGTCAGGCGGTTCGTCTTAATGTCAGCAGAAATCATACTTTCATTAAAACATGGTTCATAAATGAATATCAAGGTGAGCGTGGGGGACCAGCGCGTGGAGTTATGACGCTTGGCTGCTTTACGCTCATTATGGCGAGCCGCCCCCGCATCAATTATCGCAAGTGCAGTGCCCTTTGTATAACGTAAACATGAATGACGACGGCCACTCGCCACTGACGTGCAATTACCAGCGGTGCGGTGTGGCCGAGTTTGTGCGGACGCCCTGTCCGTTTGTGCGGAGCGAGAAGTCGGCCAGCAGTGGGCTCGAACACGTCGCCTCAAAATTGCGGGGGCTTGACGTGGAACGCAAAGCTGAATTGTTTGACGAACTCGTCGACGTGCTCAAACGCATGCTAGAGCACAAATAGAGCGACATGGCATAATAGACACGATAACAGGGGTGAGCTTGCCCCTTGACTTTGCCAAAGTTGGCAAGCCGGATTACTCGACCCCTGTTCTGGTGTACATGCAGTGCGTATTGTGCGACGCGACACTTAGTTCCACGGACGTTCCCGCAGTAGGTGGACGTGCGGGATGTTCTTGACGCTCTGCATGTTCGAGCCGTTGATGAGCACGCGGTCGTAGATCCGAAGCAGGTCCGGCAGTGCCTCCATGAGCGCGGCCAGGTGCGACGGCGGGATGTCCTGCCAGGCGCACGGCCGGTCGTAGACGAGCATGTCCGACACCATGTACCGGGCGTCGTAAGGGAAGCGGTTGTCCTTCAGGTGCCAGTGCTCAGCCACGAGGCCACGGGATGGCTCGTCGGTGAGAGGGGTGAGCGCTCCCTGCCGCTTGGCTCGCTGGTACTCCAGGCTGGTCGGCAGGGTGCGGTCTTGGTCCTTTTCAAATTCCATTAGATTCAACTGGTTCGTTTTCAACCTTAATTTTCTTCTTTCTTC